GTTCGAATTACCCGTGAGGGTAACCCCTAGGGAGGACCCACGAACCGGCTCGCCGTTGGTTGAGGTGAACGCAGGGTGAACGCCTGCGCATGCTGCACGCCTGCTGTCGCTACGGGGAGGCGGGGCTTCGCGCTGCAGCGCAGTGATAAGCCCACGCAGAATACGCGCGCCTCGGTCATGCTTTTCGTGGGATGGGCAATGCTTGATGCGGGCTGCCTCGATCCGCACCCGGCGGAACAACTCAGTCTCTCTCATGGCGATGAATCCTCAGGATTGTTATTTCCAGCGCTCTACGGGCCGCTTCACCCCGGCGCTTCTCAATGGCGTCGAGCCATTCCTTACGCAACGCACGCGACGGAATCTTGAGGATTCGCCGCGCCTCGCACTCATGGCGATACTGCTCAGACCACGTGCCCAACAGGCAACAAGGCCCGTCATACACAAAGCTGGCACCACCAGGCACACCAGCCCGATCACATTCACGAATGGCGCCAGCTTGCGCATCGCTCATTCCACCAGCTGCTGCAGGCGGTTGAGCATTTCCATCATCGCCGCCACCACGCTGAACACATCCGAATTGATCTTGTTGAACTCAGTACTAGTGATCCGGCTATCGGCAAACGCCAAATGAATATCGCTGCCCAGCTCACCCTGCCGTGCCCAGATAGAGGTGATCGTCTCCAGCACCGCCGCGTCGCTCACCCCCTCAAACACCGGCATACGGAACACCGCATAGCCAAGCTGCTCAATCTGTTCAATCTTCAATCCCCAGAACCAATACCGACCGGCTCCACGCTTCACTAGTCCACGTTCCAGCGCTTCGATATAACAGGTGATTCGGTGCGGGTGCGCCTTGCCAACTGGCTTGCCGTTATGGGTTAGCTGGTACATTGCGCTTCGCCTTCATTTCCAGCAGCCGCGCCTTGCGTTCCGGCGGCTCGAATAATCGAACCAGCACTCGCCCCCTTGCCGCTCGATGTTATTAAGCATTTGCAAGACTCCATAAAGCTGCTGCCGCCACAATTGGCACTTGTGCATTCCCAGTGGCTTCGTATCGCTCCATCCGGCTGGAAGCCCCATCATCCAATCGTGAATAATCGGGCTTGGCCGACCAAAAACCTTCTTGAATGCCCTCGCACTGGGCCACTTCTGCATTGATTGTGCGCAGTAATTTGCTTTTGTCGTTGGCGTATGCAAGTAACCAATATCGTTCCCGAACGTGGTCTGCACCCAAGTCTGCCGCACTAAGGGAAAGCATTTCGGCTTTGTAACCCAAACTGGCGCAATCCTTTGCGGCCCGCTCAATGGCATCTGAAGAAACGTTTTCTGCGAATACATAATCAGGCTCCGATTCTGTGATTACCCTGAACATTTCAGGCCAAAGGTTTTTGGCATCAATATTTCTACCTCGCGCCGCCGTGCTAAATGCTTGGCAGGGAAACCCTCCAGACACGAAATCACATCTGCCGCGCCACGCTCTGCCGTCAAAGGTACAAATGTCATCCCATACAGGGAAAACGGCTCCAAGCGATCCGTCATTTTGTCGCTGTGTAAGAACGCATCTGCGGTGCCAATCCAACTCGACAGCGCAGACCGTTCTAAGTCCAAGCGCTGAGGTTCCAAGTATTCCTGCACCAATGCCCGCGAAAAGAGCCAACTCATTCAACTTGCCCCCCTTGCCGCTCGATTGCGGCGTCAATCAGCGCGTCTACTTCACTGGCCGTCTTGCAGTACAGCCCGCGCAGCTTGGTGGTGTCGCTCATTTGCTCTGCTCCTGCTCAATCTGTTCAATCTTCAATCCCCAGAACCAATACCGACCGGCTCCACGCTTCACTAGTCCACGTTCCAGCGCTTCGATATAACAGGTGATTCTGTGCGGGTGCGCCTTGCCAACTGGATGGCCGTTATGGGTTAGCTGGTACATCTTTGCCATCGTAAAACGCATACATGCCCTGCAGGATCAGGCAAATTGCCCTGTGCTGCTCTTCTGTGATGGCCCCTGCGGTGTGCATGCTGGAGCCTGTGTCTACCTTGGCGCGGTAGACGAAGAAGACGACGCCTTTATCTGGCTTGCCTTCCGGCATTGTTACGCGGGTTGCGGTCATGGCATCACCTTTCCGATTTCTGCTGCTGCGCGGGTGATGGCTCGGCGGGTGGCTGCGTAGGGGTCGTTGCCGTGCGGGGTCGATCCTTCAAACCCATTTACCCATGTAAACCCTGCTTTTGTGGCGATGCGCACCGACAGCCCCAGCTTCACCGCCAGCCGTAGCGCGTCGCGGTCATCTTCTATCGGGTTCCAATGCAGTCGCTTGCAAACGCTTCCCGTATCATTACAAACACGAAGACCATTCCTGCTGTTATCCCACCACCTTAATTTGATGCCAGCAGCCTTCGCAGCTAGCTCCAACAATTCGCGGTCACTCATGCCCACCTCCCAAAATCTCGCGCTCGATGGCTCTAGCGAAATTAAACATTGAACCCTGCAGGATGTCTTTCAGCCACCAGCCCGATCACATTCACGAATGGCGCCAGCTTGCGCATCGCTCATTCCACCAACTGCTGCAGGCGGTTCAGCATTTCCATCATCGCCGCCACCACGCTGAACACATCCGAATTGATCTTGTTGAACTCAGAACTGGTGATCCGGCTGTCAGCAAACGCCGCATGAATATCGCCACCGAGCTCACCCTGCCGCGCCCAGATGGTGGTGATCGTCTCCAGCACCGCTGCATCGCTCACGCCCTCAAACACCGGCATACGGAACACCGCATAGCCAAGCTGCTCTGCCACCGAACGCAAGATGCGCACATCGCCGGTAATCTCCTGCAACCGCACCGCCTCGATCAACGTCAGCTTGTTGGTATCGCAGTTCGGGTTGACCTTATTGGCCAGCACGTTGGCGCTCACCCCCATGCGCGGCGATAGTGACGGCGCCCCGCCTGGGTAATCGTGGACGGTGTGATAGGCGGCATCAGTAAAGGTCATGTTCATGGCATCAACACTCATGTTTTCTTGTCCAACCAGCACAGTTAATCTGCACTGGAACCGAATAAAAAACCCGGGAGATCACCGGGAAAAAGACCGCCGAGCAGAGGAGATACACTCGGCGGGCCTGAGAAAACTTAGGCGGCTTGCTGGCCCTCAAACGGGTATAAATCCGGCCGCAAATCGCGGCCCGAGAGAGACAACCCCAAATCATGCGCAATCGATTCCAGCGCCGGCACATAGTCAGCCGGCGGCATCTGGTCCGGGTTGCGGCTGCATAGCCAGTTGCAAACATGGGACTGGCGCAACGGCCGGTGCGGCAACTTGGCGCGCAGCAACGCCGCCAATGCGGTTTGCCCGCCGGCGGCGTCAATGATTTTCTTGAGGGATTCGATAGCCATGCACACAGATTACCAACATGTTGTTAGGTGCGCAAGCCAACATAACAACATGCTGGTTGACGAGGCAAACAACATGTTGTTTAATGCACTCAGCAACACCGCAACAGCAGCAGATCAGCGTCACGTTTCATTCACCCCAATGCCGGCAGAGGGGATATATCCCGGCCCGCAGCGACGTGGAGGCCAACAGGCCGCACCTACCACGGGCGCTGCGACCAGATGCGGTTGAGCATCACCCCCTTGGGGTTAAGCAAGTGGCGGCTGGAATAGACAGCATCAACAAGAAAGAGCGCGGTCCGTGAAAAACCATATCGAACCTTTGCGGCAGACATTACGGATGACCGGCCGGGCTGCATTTAAACGGGGTGATGATCGCTCTTTTTCTTGTTGATAGGGGTTGGGGGTTCCCGGCCGTCAGCAGTGGCGTGTAGTGCTTCAAGTGTTGCGGCAGGCGGGCTTTCTGCATTTCCTTCCCCCCTGCTCTAAAGGGCTAGTTACCCTGCGCCAAGACTAGATGCTGTCAGCGCATCCCCTCACTGGGGGCAAGCAGTCGGATTGAGCAGTAACGCGGGCGGGCCGAAACGCCGCCGCCGGAGTCGTAACCGGCACGATCCTACGCCGGCTAGTTCCTTCGGGAATTGTCCTGCATCGGGACGGGAAACCGTCTCTGACAGCTCGGAAAGACGAGCACCCACCGCGAACCGTGCTGGCAGCAATCACTCAACGCTTGCCAGATTCCACACACCGCCAGCCCGGTTCGCAGTGGGTAGCCCAACGAGGCGACATATGGACGAGTTGGAACAATGGCGGCAAATGAACCCCGGCTGCCCAATCAGGAGAAAACAATGTTTTGCCCAGTGATAACCGTATTGCCCAGCATGCGCTTCACCGACGCTGCCGCCATGGCCGCACAACGCGGCGGCATTCTGCAGCACCGAAAAGGCGTGAGCGTGATTGCCCCCACCCTGTTGCCCGGCTACAGCAAATGCGCGGCGGCAGCGATCAAGAAGGCAGCCTGATCATGAAAAACAAGCCCGAACTCGACGCCCTTGGCGGCTTCGAAAAATCCATCGACATCCCGACTTGGCTGGGTGTCGTGTTTCTTGCAGGTGCGCTGCTGTTGGCATCGATCCCGGCTTAACCCTGCACATCAAGGACCAACATGACAACGATCACCCTACCCGATCTGGCGCAAGGCGAAATCTACGCCGGGATCATTCTCAACAGCGACGGCGCACCCAGCCACCACCTGATTCTGCTGCCCGGCGACAACGATGACGCCAACTGGGCGGACCAGACCGAATGGGCGAAGTCGATTAACGGTGAACTGCCAACCCGCGCCGAACAGTCGCTGCTGTTCGCCAACTGCAAGCAGCACTTTCAGAAAAACTGGTACTGGTCTGGCGAGGCGGTTTCGTCCGAGCCAGGCTGGGCTTGGTTTCAGCTCTTCTACGACGGCTACCAGTACCTCAACCCCAAGTACGACGAGCTTCGCGCTCGCGCCGTCCGCAGATTGCCCATTTAATCATTTGATCATTTGATCATTTAAAGGCATTTCCATGTCCACTCTCACTCTCGATGCCATCAAGGCAGAACAAAACAAGCTGGCAGACATGATCGCCGCTTTTGAAGCACAGGCTAAAACCAGCCTCGTTATGCACTTTCCGGAAACGCAGATCGAACTGCGCCAGGGCGAGCACTACGCCGGCCTGATTACCGGCAAGGACGGCGCTTGCAGCTACCACCTGATCCTGCTGCCAGGCGATGCCGACGACATCAACTGGGACAACGCCAAGACTTGGGCCACCGGACAAGGTGGCGAGCTGCCCACACGCCGCGAGCAATCGCTGTTATTCGCCAATCTCAAGGATCAACTCGAGAGCCGTGGCTACTGGTCGTGCGAGCAGCATTCGTCCGAGCCAGGCTGGGCTTGGGCTCAGTACTTCCTCAGCGGCCACCAGGACATCGACCTCAAGACCACCGAGCTTCGCGCTCGCGCCGTCCGCAGATTGCCCATTTAATCATTTGATCATTTAAAGGCATTTCCATGTCCACTCTCACTCTCGATGCCATCAAGGCAGAACAAAACAAGCTGGCAGACATGATCGCCGCTTTTGAAGCACAGGCTAAAACCAGCCTCGTTATGCACTTTCCGGAAACGCAGATCGAACTGCGCCAGGGCGAGCACTACGCCGGCCTGATTACCGGCAAGGACGGCGCTTGCAGCTACCACCTGATCCTGCTGCCAGGCGATGCCGACGACATCAACTGGGACAACGCCAAGACTTGGGCCACCGGACAAGGTGGCGAGCTGCCCACACGCCGCGAGCAATCGCTGTTATTCGCCAATCTCAAGGATCAACTCGAGAGCCGTGGCTACTGGTCGTGCGAGCAGCATTCGTCCGAGCCAGGCTTGGCTTGGTGTCAGTACTTCTACAGCGGCTACCAGCTCACCCTCCACGAGTGCGGCGAGGTTCGCGCTCGCGCCGTCCGCAGATTGATCATTGAGTAATTTATCTATTTAAAGCATTCAGCATGGCCACTCATACCCAGCTCCCCATTTATAAGGCTGCCTACGATCTACTCGACGTAGCCACCGACTTGGTCAAAAACATGCCGCGCGATTTCAAGCAATCCATCGGCGGCAAGATCAATTCGGAATGCGTTGAAATCGTGGTCCTGATTTTTCGTGCGAATTGCGCGCAGGACAAGGCACCACATTTGCTGGAGCTGGTAGAACGCTTGCAGGTGGCGGAACTGCTGATTCGACTCGCCAAGGACAAGCGCCTGATTTCGCAAGGCGCCTATGCCAAGGCAGTGGAATTAAGCACCAGCATCGGCAAGCAAGCTAATGGGTGGCGCCGCGCCTTGCGCCGCCGCACCTACAACGATGCGATCCAGCGCACCTGCACTATCGACAGCGCGGATCTGCTCGACACCGCCAACAGCTACTTCGGCCTGCTGCGTCAAACCACGCACAGCCACCACGACCGCGCCTTGCTGGCAAACGTCCTGCTCAAACGCGGACACAGCATCAAAGGCGACCTGACAAAAACCTACCGGAAGAAAGGAGCAAAAGCATGTTGACTCCGCAACTGATTGACTGCCTGAACAGACGCCATTGCAAGCAGATTCAGGCGCTTGAGCGCCAGCATAAACATCTGGCGCAACTTAATCGCCTGACCGAAACCATGAGCGCCTGCGTGGCGGATGTGTCGATTGTCGGTGACGGCGCGTTTATGTTCCATATCGTGATGCCGGGCTATTGGGCGGAGCACATCAAAGAGCTGGGCGCGCTGCTGCATGACTATGGCTATGACCAGCCGCAATGGTCGACTTCAACTGACGCCTTTTACTGCCTGCACCACGAAAAGGCCAATGTACTGACGTTGAAACCGCACGTAACCGCAACGCAGGTGGCGGCATGATCGCGTTTACAGGCACGGCAGCAATACTTAACGGCGAGCAGAAAAACAAATGCACCCGCACCAATATCTACCAGCGCAACATCGTCAGGATGGTGCAGAAGTGGCACCCGTACATGGGCACCCGCTCGGCAGCGATCTGCCTGAAAACCAACGACGTGCCGCTGCATGTGGCACTGCGCGTATTAGTCGGGAGAACGTAATGCAACTCGCCGCCGCCCTGATGGGCATGCAACCCAGCATTCAGCCAGCCGCCGGCCGGATCATCATCAATGATGACGCCCCTTTGCCGCCCGGAAGAAAATCAGATCCGGCGCGCACGGCGGCATCGCATGAAAAATGCCGAGAAATTCTGCGCACCGACTATTTCAACCAGCTATTTACCTGCATCGGCGTGGTGCGCCAATGCCGCAGCAACGGCATCAAGATCGGCGGCGATCAGCTGCTGGTGGTGTTGCGCGAAATGATGGCCAGCGGAGAGCTGTACCGCGTTCGGGGATTTGGTGGACGCTGGTTTTATAAATTCAGCGCCGCCACCGGCACCATTCAGGTGCTCTCCCGCTCTCTCGCTACTTTTCAAGCCAAAACTACAGGCGCCATAAACATCGCGCGGCACTGGCCACAAGCCAAAACCGGGTTCACCTGCTGGGCATTTTCCCGCCACATCAACAGCGACCGCTACGCCGCCCAGGCAGTGAAAACCATGCTCGCAAACGGTGAGCTGGAAATCATCGAGTCAGGACGTAGAACGGTTTATCGCCTCAAGGAAAAACAACCGGAGCAAGCAGCATGAAACCCGGCGACAGATTCGGACGGCTCACCGTCGTCAATCTGGGCATTACGCGTTTTGAAGCCAAGTTTGCGCACTGCGTATGCGATTGCGGACTCGGCATGTTGATAAACGAACTGAACCTGATTGCAGGAAAAACGCAATCATGTGGCGGGGCGATATGCCAACGAAGAATAAGACAAAAGGATCAAGACACATGACCGAACCCAAACTGATCGGCCTGACCGGCCCAGCCGGCATCGGCAACACCCTGCTTCGCGGTACAGATGGCAGCGAAACAGCGCCGGACTACATCGATGCCGCGAAGACCATGCAGATCATCAACGGCGCCCTGAAACCCTGCCCGGAGATCGATGCCATCACCCGCGAAATGGCGGATCAGGCAGAGCAGGCATACGAGACGCTAGCTCAGCACCTGGGGATTGAAACAACAGCGCTTAGCCTAATGGATCTTGTTAACAAGACGATCTGCAGCCACATCACGCTGAGCGAGAACGCTTCGACTCTTACCGCAGAGAGAGATTTTTTATCCGTTCGCTCAAACGGCCAAGCCACACTGCTTGGCGATATTTGCCGTGCCATTGACCTATCCACCTACTCAACTGGCCCAGAAATCCTCGCCGAAGTCGAAAACGTAGCGCGCCTGGCACAGCGCAACATCGAATTAGAGAAATTGCCATACGTCGTGATAACCCACGTACACAGCGAAGAAATCAGCGATCTGGCCAAAGCCAAAAGAAAAGCCGAGTCCGTAGCCGACCACAGCAGCGAAGGCCACGCCGCCATCGCCCGCGTTGTCGCCAGTGTCAGACTGAAACCGGTATGGAGCGACCGCATATGAACGCAGAACACCAAACTTCGATGGAAGAAAAAATAGAAGTGCTGAAAAAAATGCTCGACAAGATGGATGCAGACGTCGCATCTGCTAACGACGCCATCGTCCAAGCAAAAAAAGCCCTGAATGGCGCAGCCGAACGCATCGCCAACCAGAACAAGACGATTGCACGCCTACAACAGATCGAAGCCGCCGCCCGCAACCTCGCCAAGGTCAAAGGCCGGCACCACGCCGAGCAGGCAATGAACAAGCTGCTGGAAACGCTGGAATAACGAGAATCAGGAATACACCATGACCATCCGCTATAAGACCATCAAGCAGTTCTCTGCCGAATCTGGTTACACTGAAGAGGCGATCCGTAGCAAAATCCGCGACGGTATCTGGCCGGAAAATCAGGTGTGGGTTAAAGCCCCGGACGGCCGGAATTTAATCAACGTTGAGGGTTACCACGAATGGGTAGAAACGGCACTGGCGTCCGCGCCGCCTCGGAAAGCAGCATCGAAATCACCTTCTCCTATCAGGGCGAGCGGTGCCGGGAAAGGATCGCGCTCAAGCCCACCCCCGCTAATCTGAAGCGAGCCGAACGGCACCGGGCGGCGATTCTCGACGCCATCGAAAAAGGCACCTTCGACTACACGCAAACGTTTCCGGAATCAAAGCGCCGCGTGCGCCACGCCAACAAGCCAGGCGACGCAATCAGCGTAGAAAACTATCTGGATGGCTGGCTCAAGCGCCAGGAAAACATCGTCAAATCCAGCACCCTGCTGGACTATAAAAAAACCATACTCAACCAACTGATTCCGGCCTTCGGCACGCTGCGGCTGTCAGACCTGAAGCGCCCGCAATTGCGCGAATGGTGCCAGACGCTTACCTGCAGCAACAAGCGCGCGGCCAATCTGCTATCACCGCTACGCGTAGCACTGCAGGATGCAGTCCACGACGAGCTGATCGATGTCAATCCGCTGGTCGGCTGGACATGGCAAAAGCGTGAAGCGCCGCAGCGCGACGACGACATCGACCCATTCACCGCCGAAGAGCAGGCAGCGATTCTGGAAGAGCTGGACGGCCACGCTCGAAACTTTATCCAGTTCGCCTTCTGGACTGGCCTGCGCACATCCGAGCTGGTAGCGCTGCAATGGGGCGATGTTGACTGGCGCCGAGGCGTGATCAAGGTACAACGCGCCCTCACCCAGGCGGCCAAAGAAGACGAGAGTACCAAAACCCGCGCGGGCCGCCGTGAGGTAAAACTACTGGCGCCGGCACTGGCCGCGCTCACCGACCAGAAGCCCCTCACCTATCTGCGGCAGGATGGGCGAATTTTTCTCAACCCGCGCACCGGTGAACCATGGGAAGGCGATCAGGCAATCCGCAAAACCCTCTGGACCCACGCACTCAAGCGCGCCAAGGTCCGCTATCGCCGCCCCTACCAGACCCGCCACACCTATGCATCGATGATGCTGACAGCAGGCGAATCACCGATGTGGGTAGCCAACCAGATGGGCCACGCGGACTGGGGAATGATCCGCCGCACCTACGGACGATGGATTCCAGATTCAACCCCTGATGCCGGCCTCAAAGCCGTCGCGCTATTTGCAAATGCAAAACCGGAAATCGAACCGGAATCCGAAATGTCAGCAGACACAAAGAAAAAAGCGAAATGACAGCATTTTGCCAGCATTGCCTACAACACTATCCTCACCTCAAAATTTCGCTGCAGGATGCGCGCACCCTGCGGGCAGGTGACGGTTACTAGCGGCCTGTCGCCAACGGCGCCGCCGCTCAACCAGACGACGGCTGCCTTGCCGGCGGCGATGGTGGTTGTGGTGCCGTCACGCAACTTGACCGTCACCGGGCCAGCATTGATGGTCGGCGCCGGGCTGGCAAGCGTGATGCCAGTACCGACCGCAGCCGCAACACTGGACAGCGTTTCACCTTCTGCCAGATCGTCGGTGTAGTCGACGTAGTAGTCTTTCAGCTCGCCAGGCCGCTTTTCGATCCACGCGACAGCGCTGCCGAGCGTGTTGAATCCTGTTGTCATCATTCCCCCTGAATTAATACCCGGCTCTCGCCTGGCACAACCAACACCCGAGACTCTGGCTCGACGACGTAGACGCGAGATTCCGCTGGTACTCGCAGCCATCTGTCGCAGTCGATTTCCGTTACGGCCCCCACTGGCGGCGAAGCAAGGCCAGATAGCACCGCCACGTCAGCCTGATCTGTAACTGTTAGCGATCCGCTGACAGCAGGCAGAGAATAGCCGCCAGCGAATACTGCAGAATCAGCTTGATCTGCAGCGGCCAGCACACCGCCAACGCCAGCAGCAAAAGCAGACCCGGCAAACAATGCCGCATCCTGCGCTTCCACCGCCGCCATGCTTCCGTCGAATGCGATCCCACCAGACAGCGATGCGATGTCAGGCTGATCGACAGCCGATAGCGAGCCAGAGACCCCCGGCAATGTTGACGCCCCAGCGAAGCTGGCAGAGTCAACCGCATCGATAGCTGATAGCGAACCAGTAACGGCCGGCGGGACTGCAGACCCGGCAAAAGAGGCAGAGTCATGCCCATCAACAGCAGATAGCGCGCCAGATGTCGCATACTCTCCAGAAAATGCCGGCGAATCTGCCGGCTCTACTGCTGAGAATGTGCCGGATACACCACTGCTAACGACGTCGACAAGAATGGCACCGCTCGCCGCACCGCCAAAAATCTGCCATGGGTTAGCGGTGATTTCAGCGATTTCATTTGGGCTTAAAACCCGGTTCCACGCGTAGGCAAACAGAAAGTCTGACGCCGCTCCGCTGCCGGATTGCAAGCGAGTAATCCGCCCGCTGTTGCTGTTTGGCGAGAACGCCGCGTTGCCGCCGGTAACGGTACGATTGAGTTGCCCGTCCGCCCACAACTTGACAGCCGAGCCATCCCAGCTAAAGCCAAACGTGTGAAACGATTGCTCAGAATTGGTGCCGAGCGCGCCGCTCAGAGAGTCCGCGCGGTAGTTGTTGTTGTTCGCCCCGGCATTAAAGCCGTTGCTGGCGTTGTTCTGGTCGTCGTACAGCAGATAAACGCCGTCGCCGGTACTGGAATCCTCACGGCTGCCGAATGCGCGCCAGTTGGCTGTGTTGTTATTGCCCCGAAAACAGATCAATAACGTACCGGGGCCGGTGAGCGTATCAAGGCCAGTCGAACCGGCAGGCCAAGTAATTTGGCCGGAGCTTGTCGCAGGCGATGCCGCGCGCCCGCCAGTGCAATTGATAACGTTCGCACCAGTCTTGCTGTTTGGGAATTTGCCGCTGACGTAATCGATAAACCCGTTGGTGCCTGTCGTGGCAAAAATCAAGCCTTTGGCCAGCTTGTTGCCGCGCCGGATTTTAGTGCCTTGCGTTGGCTGCCGCGTGCGAACGGCGGCGCTGTTTACGCCCGCCCCCATTTAAGCGACCGTGCTGGTGACTTCTGCGTGGTATGCAGAATTACCCGATGACGCCAGTGTTGCGCCAGTGTCATTTTTTGCAATCAGCTTCGTCGCGTAAGGCAGACTCCCATCATAAGCGGCGACCAGCGAGAAAATGCCGGACTGCGCAGCGCCCGCTGTTTCCAACGGCACCACGCCAACCTGGCATAGATTCTTCTCGTCAACGGCAGAGCTGCCTGATTCTGGCCCGCTGCTGAAATTTGTCCCGTCCAGGCTCTGCTTGGCAAAAACGATTAGCTGCTTTCCGCCAGAAACAGTAGCGCCTGCTGTTACGTTGATTTCCACCAAGTCATCTATGGGGGAATTTGTGGCGTGCGTAATCGTGCCGAGCACCACGTAAGTGCCAGCAGGCAACGAATTGTGCGCGGATGACGTGATAAGCGTGCGCCCGCTGAGCGGTTTTTTGATCGTCGACATTAAATCACCCCTGCCTCGCGTAGATCGTCAATCGTTACCGCCACCCCGAACAGCTGCTTGGCGCGGCTGATTGGTCGCAGCGATAACCCTTTCAGCGCATCTGCCTCCTGCGGCGTAAACACCCCGCCGGCTTGCAAGTCGGCGATCATTGCCAACGCTTCCGGGTCGCCAATGTCCATGCCCTCGGTGGTGTAGATCATCATTTTGACGTCGTACATTGTTTGATTCTGATCTGCCGCCGCACGGATTTTCCCCAACACGGATGCAGCCAAGGCGCGGCCAAGACCATAGCTTGAATACAGGCCCCGCCATGAAATCATGCGCGACTGGTGCGCCATCAATGTCTCGCCATTGATCAGCTCACACACTTTGCCAGGGGCATCCGGCAGATAAGCGGCATAACCAATGCCGATGGGGTCGGTGTTGATCTCTGCCGCCAGCGCCACCTTATCCATGCTGCAAGCTCCCGCTGGACAGCGATACTGTGCCGCCGCTAGTGATGCTGGTCGTGTTCAGATTGATGTTTGCGCCGCTGGTGCCAACCGTCAGGCCGGAGACAATGACCGTGCCGCCGCTGGTTTTGATACGCGCCTCTGCTGCTGTGCCGGTGGCATCTGCACTGCTGTCGCTGGTGATGGCGCTGAATGTCAGCGTATCGCCTGACACGGTGCCGCAGGGATAGGACAGCGTCAGCACTGCCAGCACCGTGCCCATTCCAGATGTGCCGATTTCAATCGTGCCGGCGGCGCCGCCAGAGTCGATGTCTGTTTTTACGCCATTCATGCGGGTTGTTTTGAGACTGGTGCGATAAGTAACTGCCATGGTTGACTCCTATTTCTTGATTCGTTCGATAGTGCGCATTGCGCCCAAGCCCAGCATGCCGAAGGTCAGCGCCGTCAGCGTTTCCATATCCAGCGACGGGTAGTCATACCCCGCGCCGATCAGGAATGGCCGGGCCAGTAGCTGATATGAAAACCCGGCCACGCACACCCAGCCGAGTGCCGGACGCCAGCCGGATTTGAAGCTGCTGTCGCTCGCCGCCTCAATCTTGTTGACTTCGACCTGGGCGTTGTCGCTCTGGCCAAGCTTTTCCAGCAGCGCCAGTTCGCCGGATTGCTGCATCTGCAGCAGCGCGGTTTGGGCTTCGATTTTTTTGGCCGGGTCTGGCCAGACCTTGTCGGATATCTTGCCGATCAGGTCTACCAGCGGGCCGAGGAATATCGGGTTCATGCGGTCCTCGCCACGGCAAAGCAACGCTTGAGCCAGCCGCGTTTGTAGGTGCCCCAGGCGTTGCAGGTGATCAGATACAGCACCCGCTCAGCCATCAACAGATGGCACAACTCGTTGGAGTCGATGCACTGCATGGCGCCGAGCGTCTGGCGGCCGAAGATGCCGTCGTCTGCTACTTTGACGGCGCGCTGCAGTAGCTTGGTGGCAACCTGCACGCCGTGATGCACGGCGCAGTCGAATACCAGATGGCCAACTCGCTCTGGCATCTTGTCGCAGACGGCGGGTGACCAGTAGTCGCGCAGGTAGATGGCCTTGGCCTGATCCAGCGTCAGCGATTTGATGTCGACATCCGGGTGAGCGCGTTTACTGACACCGTATTTGGTCTCGCCGCCGGGGTCTGCCGGGTCATTGACGTAACCTCCCTCAACGCCGACCGTGAGGGAAAATGCTTTATCGAAGCTCATTCCTTGCCGCCTTTCTTGTCGAGAAATTTCAGGGCGCGCTCGAAGACCTGCTCGATGGCGCGTGGGCCGACGAAGCCGGCCGATACCAGCACCGCGTCTCTCACCTGTCCGGTAAATCCCCACCAGTCCGCCACGCCGGCACCGACCATGCCCATACCCAGCGCTATCGGCAGCTCCAACAACAACGACTTGGAAAACAGCCGGCGCCGGCCTTGCTGCACCTGGCGCGCGTGGAACATCAAGCGGCCGACCGCTGCCCACATAAACGACAGACCGCCGCCCTGCAGGATGTCTTTCAGCCATTCGGGCGGATTGAAATGTTCGAACATGAAAAATCCCTACGTTTGGCAAATGAAGACGGCGTTTTTATTAATATCGAGACAGGCGTCGAGCAGACCTTGCGGACTCATGCGCGTGGCGCCGCGCAGGCCCAGCGCCTTGGCGCAGGCCTCGGAGCAGAACACGCCGCGATGGTCGCGCTGCATGCCGAGAATCTGGCCGGTGAGCAGATCGAACCAGCCGTACTTGTCTGCCTCATGCTCAATAAACCAGTCGTAAACCATGTGGCTCTCTGCCCACGGCAGATCGATCAAGTCCCATTTGTCAGATGGCAGCGCCATGACTTTGACGCGCACGCCGCCGTCACGGATCGATGAGCTGAAGCAGTTGCCGCGCACCACCAGTTCACAGTGGCTGTATTGGCTGCCGGTCCACCAGCGGATCAGGCGGTTGAACAGATCGCCTTTGCCCTTGTATAAAGCCAGTTGTACGCCCATGTCAGCCGCCGAATACAAGCGGCCACGCATGCGCGGACAGATCGAATGCGGCAGGGTCAGCGTCCATCGTGGCTCTGATCTGCTCAGCACGGGCAAAGATGGCTGCATCACTGGCGGCAGCAGCGGCGAACACCTGACCTGCCAGCGTCTGCGTCATGGAGACAAAAGAGCCATCCATGGTTTTCCACTGCAGATTTGCGGGGATACCCGCGCCCATCATCACCAGCCCCATCTGTTGCGTGCGGCTGAATGTGTCGCCGTGAAACCACTTGCCCGCAGCCTGATAGCCGCCGGTCTGGATGCGCTTGTCGCGCTCAGCCTTGATGGCATCCCAGTGCGCCGCACGCAGCGCAGTCAGATCAGGCGCGGGCGCGGTGAAGGCGTGGCCGTCATACAGCCAGCCCGCTTCAACATGATCAGGAGCATCAATAAACCGAGCCGCGTACATCGGAACGAACAGTGTAGCCGGGTCAGACTGGACGGCTTCACGAACAACGCCGCTGTCAATATAAACAAATTTCATTTTTTCCCCCTCACCAGAAGATAACCGCACAAGCAGCACCGCCGCCGCCGGGAGGATTGCCGCCGGCACCGCCGCCACCATATCCGCCTCCGCCTGATCCATAGCCGCTCGGCCCAACCCCGCCGCCGCCACCTAACCCGCCTCTGCCGCCGACGGCATTTCCATAGGCAGGCCCGCCGCCGCCGCCCAGTCCGCCGTTTCCACCCCGGGTATTGCCTGATGTCGGTTTCCCGCCACCGCATCCAGCCGGTGCATTGATGATTGCACCATTGCCGCTTGCGCCATAAGCTGCAGCATTGAGCGGGGGCTGCACAAAATTACACGGCGCCAGCAGCGGGTCTGTGAATGCGTTTGACCAATCTCTTGCCGCTGGTGAAACACCGTCGTATGAGTAAGCGCCAGACAAATAAAGTGCGCTTCCGGTGTACCCGGACACCCCGCCGCCGCCATCCGTAAACCCAGGCGATCCCCATCCGCCGCCACCGCCATTCATTACGCCGGCGCCGCCGGTGCCTATCGGCGATCCGCTGGCACCGCCGCTACCGTATTGGCTAGTGCCGTTGCCATTGCCGCCGCCACCACCCCCTGTTCCGCCGTAGCCGGTAATGCCTAGACCTCCGCCAATCGTGTAGGTCGACGAACCGGCACCGCCTGTCGTGCCAGACCCGGCAGTACCGTTACCGGCGGAAAGGTAGGTGGTGGCGCCTTTTTTTAGCGTTGCGGCGGCGCCAGTGTTGAAAGTGAAAACCTCACCCGGCTTGCATGGGATGGTGCCGAAAGCGCAAGCGCCACCACCACCACCCCCTGTTCCGCTTCCTGCTGCTCCTTGGCCGCCAGCGCCGAAGACGTAGGCACGAAAGAACGGCGTGAGATCAGGAACCGTAAACGTTCCGCCGTTGGAGACAATTACCGTAAAGTTTGTCCACCTTGGCTGCGGCATTAAATATGCAGCAGCGGATGCGGCATTAACCCCCAGCGACTTGCCTTCATGTCCAACCGGAGAGGGGATGACATTGGACGGCGCGGCCTGTGTGATTGACCACGAATTGAGCGTGCCAGACCCGCTAACCAGCGCGACGTTGACCGTAATGTCGCCAGACGCAGAATTGAACGCGGTGATGGCGCCAAGCATCCAGTTGATAGACGGGTTCGCCAGATCGGAAACCGCAACCCACTGGCCGACCGCGAAGGCCTTGCCGGTCTGCTGCAACATAAACGACTGGCTAACCGCGCCGATAGTCATACTGGAGTTAGACGTGGCCTGCGTGCCGGGCGAGTTGACTGCGCTGGCCGCGCTAGCAGCGGCAGCAATGGCGTGGTATTTGGCGGAAAACTCCCCACCCGATACCGCGCCGCTGGTTTTAGTCGCCCAGTCTTGCGCCAGTGTCGCCTGCGTCGTGGCAATGCCTGCCTGAGTGGTGGCGATGCCAGCTTGCGTGGTCGCCGTGGTCGCGGCGGTTTCGGCCAGCGTTCTTTTCGCGTCTACGTCTACCTGCAGCGCGTTGGCTTCGGTGACGAACAGAGGCAGCTTGGTACTGAAAAAGCTGCTGGCGTTGGTATCAAACGTCGATTGCGATTGCGACCGATCAGGCATACCGGTTAGTGGTGTCATTGCCATTTATAAAAGCCCCTCGACTTCGATATTGCAGACGGAATGAGTTGAATACGGGATGGTGACGTCGAAGCTGATCAGCCCGAACAACACCAGGCTGCTGTACTGATCAGACGCGATGCACAGCGTTGGTTTTGCGCGCCGAGTTTTAAGCAGCTTGCTGACCGGATCGACCATGCCGGCCATGATGATCGTGCTGATGCTGGCCTTGTCGCTGTAGCCCCGCTCGATCAGCTGATACTGGCCCCATGTGTCTTTTTCTTTGCCGCTGTAGTCGTCAATACTGGTACGAGCCCCGGCCAGTGTGCCTTCGCCGATCTTGCGCGCCATACCCAGCGCCAGCACGCCGCAGGCTGCCGTGGCAGTGTCGTTCAGCTCGACTCTTACCGCCGCCGATCCATATGGCGGCAAGGTGGAGAGCAAGAAGTCTTTTCTGGCAATCGGCTCGAAAAACCACATGTACCAGCTTGACTCAGAGATCATCGCGATCATGTTTGTGGTTTGGTCGTAGACCACACCATCGGTTGGATCAGTCATCCGCACCCGGATAGTGGATGCGTTGACGTTGAGCAGCGCCAGCGTGTCGACGGTTTCGCCGGGGGTGACGGTGACATCGATCCCACCGCTGCGCGTCGTCTGGCTTGACACCGATGTATCTACCATCGCCATTCGATTGGTCGGACCTACGCGCACCCACCATGTCGGGCTTGTCGCTGGCGTGTGGCCGGTATTGCCCGCCGCCAGCGATTCCCACACGTCATGCGAGGCCGGCACAATCACACGGTCGCCCAGCGCGTAGGTGGTGCCGGCGGCGTAATTGCCATACTCGGTTTCTGCCACATTCGATGACGTCAACTTGGCGTAGGTGACATCGATGGGCGGCATGATTTTTACTGGTGTAGCCATATCAAACCCTTGCCGGGATGCCCTCCACGTCAAATTTAGCCATCAGCTTCGCGGTTTTTTGCGTATACGCCGCCAACGCAGCGCCGATGGCGTTGAGATCACTGCGCAGCGCCTTGACCTCTGCCACCGTCGCATCCGCTGCCGCTGCACTGGCCGCCGTCTGCACCCGCTCGCCTTTGTGTAGCTGGGCGACGTAACCATCAAACGGCACGTAATCCAGACCGTCGCGGTGGCTGCCGTTGATGCGTGTGTACTGCTCCAGCTGCGTCAGCAGATTGGCGGTGCGGCCAAACTCCACCGCATAGCCAGCAGCGGTGGCGAATGTCGCCTTATCCAGTTTGTTGACCGACTCCAGCGCCGCATCCAGCCCCTGAAAGTTGCTCAGCGAGCCGCCAGCCTTGGCAATCACCAGCGCCGATTGCAGCGTGGCCTGCGCCATCTGCCGCGATTGGGTTTCGAACTGCTCGCTTTGGCCCAGCAGCGAGCTGAGCGCGGAGCTGATCGAGTCGTGGACCCGCTCGGCAAGCTGTATCTGCTTATCTGATGCCGCCTTTGCGATGTCTGCCGCCGATGTCGCATCGTCAGCTAACTTTTTCGCGGCTGCCTCTTGCGCCGAAAACACTGTCTCAAACGCGCCAGACAATGACTGCAACGCCGCCATCTGCTCGCGGCCCAGCGCAGTGCTGGTATCGATGCTGCCGGCGACGGCCGACACGCCCGCACGGTCAGTCGGAACAGTCGCGCCGTATTTGCCGAAGGCAGCCGCGATATCGGCACGCGCACGCTCAACCGCGCCAGTCGGGTCAAAGCTGTCCTGCAGGCCGCGCTGACTGCTGGCGGCCTGAGCCTGCGCCGAGAATACCGTGTTGAAAGCGCCTGTCAGCGCATTGAGTTCCGTCATTTGTTGCCGGCCCAGCTCGGTGCTGACATCAATGCTATTGGCAACAGCCGCCAGCCCCGACTGATCGGTGGGGGCGGTCGCGCCATATTTGCCAAACGCGGCAGCGATATCCGCCTGGGCGCGAGCGACAGCGCCGGACGGGTCGTAACTATCGACTACCGAACGTTGAGTGGAACGTGCCTGGGCGATGGCGGTGGCTGCAGATGCCGCGCTGGTTTGCACGTAAGAAAACGCGCCCGCGACCTTATCCATCGTTTTGATAAACGACTGGCCGGCTTCGCTGGCCGGGTCAATCGCTTGCGTCAACGCGAGGAAATCCGCAGATGTAGCCGGAACCGACTTGCCAAGGCTGGCGAATGTTTCATTGATCAGCTTTTGCGCTGCGGACAGTTTCTGGCTATCCGTGGCGAAGGTATCGAACAGCGTGGCCTGTGACTGCTTCGCGGTTTTGAGCGACTCAGCGGATGTGTCTGCCAGCTTTTGCACCACATCGAATTCATCGGACAGATCAAGCAGGCTATTCCATAGCTTGCGGCCAGACTCGGTGCTCAAGTCCTGCGCCTCAACCAGCGAGCGGAACGCTGCACGGCTGGCCGGGATGCTCTGGCCAAGGTCAGCAAACCCAGTCACCAGCACCTGCTGCGCCTGTTTGGCCGCGAGCTGCAACTGCTCATTGCTGCTGTAATACGCCTGGTAATACGCTTGCGTTTTGCTTGCCAGCTTATCCAGACCACCAGCAAGATCGATCAGGTCCTCGCGGGCTTTGATCGACGCCAGCCCGACCGCGCCGAAGGCGGTGGACGCATCCTTGCCCATCGCCAGCAGAATCGCATCGGTGGCGGCGACTTCCTGATTGAGCCTGGAAAACGTCTGCGACGCGGTTTCGCCGAGGCGGGCAAACTCGTCGACATTCGGCACCATCCTGGAAACCAGCTCATCAGCGGCGCGAGTGATTTCTCCGGCCAGCTTCTCGCCAGCTTTTGACATGTCGCCGTTGTCGGACAGTTGTAGCGAAAACTCATGCGTGAATCCCTCAATCGACTTGCTGGTTTCCACGCCGAGCGTTTTGCCCATCTCCTGCAGCTTCGCAACCGTTTTGCTGAATGCCGAATCAAGTTCTTTATCGATGTCCGACGACACGTCGTAGGTATCGGTCCAGCGCTTGTCGGATCGGAACGTGCCGCCCTTTTTGCTGAACTGCTGCCACTGCTCGCCCGAAAAGCCGGACAGATCGAACGTCCCCTGGATGCCAGCAGCATCGGCGTTGGTTTTGTTGTTGTGGCCAAACAACCGATCCAGCACCGGCACGGCGATGGCGCCGACCACCGCGCCGACTACCGTTCCGACCGGACCGACCGATGACCCAGCCGACGCGCCGGCCGATGCGCCAGCCGCCACGCCCCCAGCAACGGCACCAGCGGCAGACGCGGCAGACGCGGCATACCCCTTCCGGTTGTTGTCCAGGCCCCATCCGGCTTTCATGAGGTGGTCGCCGTAGGCGAGCGCTGCAATCGCCGCTGCGTATGGGGCTGCGCTGGCGACAAAACTGCTGCCGGAGCTGGTAAGTGCCGTGCCACCGGAGGTATAGCCATACGCGCCAGCCGCGGTTGGCGGCCCCATGGTGTAGCCCGCACCGTAAGTCGTGCTCAACCCGGCCCACTGCCCCATGCCGGACAGCGCGAAGCTGTTGGCTGCGTTGGTGATGCCGCCACTGACGCCGGCCCATGCAGCCTGCACGCCGGAGAGCACGCCGAAGCCATTACTAACTGACAGCGGCTGGCCATCGGCGCCCGGCACGGCAGTCGCGCCAGCGCCGGAGAACGAACCGACGACGTTCAACACCAGCGGCTTGAGCGTCATCTTGTAGATTTCGTCCGCCACCGCGCTCTTGAATGTGGTGGCGAGCGAGTCGGTGAACGACTCCCAGTCGGCCTTGCCTTTTTCCAGCATCCCGACAAAACCGTCGTGGAAGGTGCCATCGATGGTGTCGACGGTTTTCTGCCACTCGCGGGCGGCTTCTTCGGCGGCTTTTTTGTGCGCATCGGCAGCCGCCTTGGCGGCATCGATGCCGGCCTGCTTGATCTCGCCGTTCTGTGTTTCGGCAATCAGCTGCTTTTGCGCGGCGATGCGGCGTTTCAGCGAGTCGGTGACATCGTCGTTCAGGTCGAGCGATTCGCGCCACGCCAGCTGCTGCTCCATGTCGGCCAGCGTGAGTTCTTCGGTGGCGGTTTTGCTCAGCCCGATCACGCGCGTGGCTTGCACCTGAGCTTCGACCTTGTCCCACAGCGCCTGCTCTTCGTCTGCCAGCGCGCGGGCATGGCGCTGCGTCCACGCTACCCGAGCGGACTCATCGGCATCATCCAGTTTGCGCACGGCAGCCAGGCGCTGCTGGGCGTCGATCTGCACCGCAACGGCCTGCAACTGGGCTTTTTGCAGCGGGCCGAGCTTGGCGTATTTCTGCTCTTGCAGCTCGACGTTGAGCTTTTCAACCGCGTTGAGCTTTTCGGTTCCGGCCAGTTGGCGGCGCAGGTTTTCCAGCAGACTTTGATACGGGTCGGCGCCCTTGCCTTTGTCGTCGTCGCCCTTGATGGATGAGTGCAGCTTGGCATAACCCGCAGCGGCTTTCGCGGCGGCCTTGCCTTGCTCCGCCAGCGCAACGCCCGCCGTGGCCGCAGCTGATCCGGCTTCGGCCTGTGCATCGACGTTGCTCTCAAGCTGAGCGTTCAGCCGGCCAAGCGCTGATTCCTGATTGGCGAACGCGTCATGTACGCCGTCGGCGTATTGGTGCGCCGCGTCGGTGGTGTTACGGATGCGGTCGCCCGTCTCTTGCCACCACTTGGCGCTGCTGCTGCCGATCATTTCCAGCGCGTTGCCGTAGGCAAGCATCAGATTGCCGAGCGGCTTGTAGAGCACGTCGGTGATATCCGCGCCGACTTTGACGAACGCGGCACCGATGATGGTGATACCGTCTTCGATGCCGGCGAGGATGATACGCACCGATTCCAGCACGGTCTTCAGGCCGCCAGACTTGGCGCTGGCATCCGCTGCGAATCCGGCAACGCTGGCCATGGCCTCGGCCATGCGCCACAAATCAGACACGATTCCACCGACTACACGACCAGCTTCAGTCAAGCCGTCACGATTGCTTTCAATCCAAAGCGATACCGCCTGGAACGCCTCGATCATCTCCTGCTTGATCGGGCCGATCAGTTGCCCGGCATCGCCGATCATGCCGGCCAGGCCGCCGTTGATCCCGCCAGACTGGTTGATTTCATCCACCGCCTTGGCGATTTCGTTTTTCAGACGGGTCATCGCCTGCCCGACGGTATCGGGCATTTGCGCGGCTTCGGTGTTGAGTTTTTCCAGCGATTTGAGCAAGGCGTTGCCGACCACGTCGGCGGTCAGTTTGCCCTCGCTGGACATTTCCTTGAGCTTTTCGGCGGCAATGCCGGAGCCCTCGGATATGGCCTTCATGAAACGCGGCGCCGCTTCGGCCAGCGACTTGAATTCATCGCCCTGCAGCTTGCCGCTGCCCATGGCCTGGCCGAATTGCTGAATTGCCGCGGCGGCCTCTTGCGAACTAGCGCCGCTGATCTTCAGCGATTTGGACAGGGCATCAATGATGCCAATCGACTCTGTCGCACCACCGCCGAGGCGTTTTACCGGATCTGACAAGCGGGAGAATGCGCCGGCCACTTCTTCCAGGCTGACCGAGTTGCGCTGCGCCAGCGCGAACAGGTCGGTCTGCACCTGCAGGAATTCAGCCGTGCCACTGGTGGCGAGTTTGACCCGCGACTGCAGCAGCGACATGCTGTCGGCGACGTCGATAAACTGCTTGGCCAGCACTGCGCCGCTACCGATGGCGACTACGCCGGCCAGCGCGTTGCGCAGGCTGTCCATTCGCTCGGCGACGGCAGACGAGGCTTTTTCCAGCGCCTCGATACGGCCGGTGACGCGGTTGACTCCGGCGCTCGCCTTGTCTTCCGCTGTCAGTACGATTTTTACGTCATTCGCCATCGATGTTCCGGTCGCGCAGGGCGCAGAGTTGTTCGATCAGTATTTCCAGCTCAGTAAAGCCGAGCAGTTCTGCAATCAACGGCAACGCAGACCATTTGATCTGGCCGCCCATCATGTTCCACGCCCGGACCACCGGGCGCAGATCAGGCGCTAGCGGCGGCGGCCCGAGGGGCAGGTCTTGCGCCTCGAGCCAGTCCGTCAGTTTTTTTTGGCGGCTGCCACGGCTGCCTGATGGTCGGCATAAGCACCGGTGATGCCGTTGATCAATGCGGAAAACAGCTCCGCATCGTCCGAGGCCCACTCCACCAGGGCTTCGCCGTCAAACGGCAGCGGGTGCGGATCGCCGCCGGGGATTTTCATCGCCAGCTCGGTGACGGTTTCTCCCCAGCCGATAACGAACTTGAGCAGCTGGCGCGGCGAGATGTCGCCACGGAACTCCAGCATGTCCAGATCGGTTGGCCGCAGGACGGTGAAGTTGTGCTCGCGCACTGGAATGACCTTCTCCCGCGCACGGCGCAGCTTGTCGGAAAGTTTGCTCATCTAGATCAGCTCGCGTAGTAGGTGGGGGAACCGTGCATGGTGATGACGGTGCCAGTGGTAACCATGCCCTGCGCTTGGCCGCCCGGCAGCAACGATGCGCCGACGTAGCCGTTGAACAGCATGATCTGGCCACCGGTGCCGAAGGTGAATTTGAAGCAGCGCTTAGCTTGGGCATCCGATGCCTGTTTCATCGCACGCAGGCCGGCGTCGCTGATGTCCCAGATGTTGTCCATGCTGTAGCTGGCAGCGTTGGGCAGCTCAGGGATCTGCGTTTTGGCGTTGTCGTGGATGGTGGTGGTATCGATAAAGCCGAAGTCACCGCCGGAGCCGCTCACCGATGTCGCTGTGGTGATCGATGTGCCGAAGGTAATCGCCTGGCACGAGCCGGAGGTGAAGGCATCAAACGCCGAGGTGTCTTCGCCTTCCAGCACAAAGTTGTTGGTGGTTTGGGACGAGACGCGGAAAATCCGGCCGTCAACCTGGCGCATGCCCTGCGCGCTCACCAGTACGTAGTCGCCATTGGCAAAGCCGTGGGCGGTGCTGCTGACGGTGGCGGTGGCGCCAAGCGTGATGCCGGTGATGGTTTTCGCTGCGCCGAGGGCGGATTGCATCGCGATTGCGACGTTGCTCCATTTTTTTACTGTTGCCATGATTTGCTCTCCGGGTGAAACCGGGGAGGCAAATCAACTGGCGGGGCCAAATGGCGCGGCGAGTCAGCGTGCCCGGATAGGTGTTTCGTAACGCGTGCAGCGCGGCATTAGCGGGGCTGCGAGCCGATTGTTTATTTGGCGGATTGTCCCGCCAGCCATTTTTCCCATGCCGCAATCGCCATCTTGGCGGCGCGGATCAGGGTTTCATGCAATGTCTTACTGGTTTCGCTCATATCAACACGCCTGGCGCGTTGGCTTGAATGTGGTACTGGCAGCGGTAGGTCAAAGTGATCATGCCGGCCGGTTTTTCCAGTGTCTCGTCTTCGCCTGCCTGCAGTGCCACCAGATCGCATGACTTAGTGGTGCCGCCCTGCATCGCGCTGCTGTTGGCCATGGCGGTTTGTACTTCCAGCGCGATCTGGTCGAGCACGTCTTCCAGATTGCTGCTGGCTTTAACCACGCCCCGCACGTGCAGCATCAGGGTGTGCTGCTCGATGGCTGGGTTACCCATGGTGATGCGTTCGATCTCTGGCTCATCGCCAGAGAACACCAGCAAGCCGGGGCCGCCGATGCGCTCTGGATCAAGCGGCAGGCTGCGGCCGGGATAAACCCGGTTGCCGGTCGTTGGCAAGCCAGACAGCGCGGCAATCACTGCGTTACGGATCTGCGTGCGGGCGTGAGCCATCAGCTCATCTCCTGCAGGTTGAGCACCACCCAGCCACTGCCGTCTGGTTCCGCGCGGGAGATTTCGCCGGCAAACAATGGCGTGCCGTCGTCTTTGCTGATGTCGATGGCGTCGCCTTCAAGCACGCTGCCGAGCAGCGATTCCGGCGCCTGAAACACGGGCCGGCTGCCGCTGACGTAGCCGAGCGCATCAGCGTGTTGCCGGTCAAAGAATCCGGCCACTGCTGCCGCGCCGTTGATGCTGGCTTGCGCATTGGCAAGCCGCGCGCAAGCGGCGGCATTGAGGCGGGATTCGAGACGGGCGAACGGCGTGATCATGATCAGGCGTTGAGCTTGATGTTGACGGTGGACACGCTGCCGCTGGCTGCCGCGAAGGCATAGCCGGCGTAAACGTTGCTGCCAACCGTAGTGGTCAGGCGGCTGTTGCCGTTATCCCAATACAGCGCAGCGCCTTGTGTTACCACGTCAGCGGTCAGCTTGGTGACGGTATACACGCCGGTCATCGCAACCGGGCCGGTGCTGCCGTTGGCGATGTCGTTGATACATACGCCGAGCTTGGTGCCGATCAGCACTGGCTGACCGGCGGTTTTGTTGGCGCCTGCGGTGTAGTCGATCACCTCACCCGGCTGCACAAATTTTGTTGTCATGATGCTTGTCCTTATCGCTTGGCTTGCCACCCGCTCAGCGGGTGGCTTGCTCAGTCAGTCGGCTTAGTTCGGGTTTTTCGCCAGGGCGCGGAAGTCCAGCGCTTTCACACCGGCATCCAGGCGCACCTTGAATTCGACGCCGTCGATGTTCCAGCCCTTTTCTTGCTCCAGAGTCGGGGTTTTCACGCCGTCGAGGTAAGCGACTTCGATGGTGTCAAACAGGGTCGAATTACCCGCGCCATACCAGTTGGTGGCGCTGGCGGCATCCAGACGGGCATCGGCGATCACATCGAAGGTGCCGCGCACGCTGTTCGGCACCGAGTTGTTGCGGTTGCTGAGCTTGTTGGTGGTATCGAGCACGCCGACTTCGAATTCGCTGTCGCGTACCACGTTGGCAGTGCCTTGCAGCGCCAGTGGCACCAGCAGCGTACCCAGACGGATATTCAGCGCACGCGCCGTGCTATCGGTCTGCTTGCCCATCGCCACGCGCATGGCATCGACAGTGGCGGTGCTGATAGCGGCGCCGGTCAACAGGTTGTTGTGGGTAGCATGGAACAGCGCTACGCCATCGCTCATGTTCGGGTTGCTGGTGAGAATCGCGTAGACCAGATCACCAATGGTGCGGATCGCCGCGCGGCCCATGCGTGCCGGGATTTTGGTGAATGCGCTCAGGTCGTCGTTGATAATGGCCTGACGGGTGATGCTGAACATCTTGCCGTAGGTGGCCAACTGGATGGTTTCGCCACGGTCGCCCACGGTGCCGTATTTGTATTCCGCACCTTCGGCCACGTTATCCAGTGCGGGGAACAAGCCCAGGTCAACGCGCTTGGCCGGTTTGAAGTCGGTCAGTACGCCTTCGGAAGTCCACAACTGGAAGGTCTCGTCGGCTTCTTCGTAGCCTTTCAGCATCGATTTTTCTGCGACGTTGGCCAGCAGATTGGTGAAATCGCTAGACGAGTGGGTAAACGCCGCTGCCACCATCGACATGCGATCCATGTGGCCGGTTTTCACGCCATTGCGCTCCAGCGAGGCACGCGCCATTTCAGCCAGGGTATAGCCGCGATATTGGTTGGCTGGATCTGCTTTAGCCAGACCAGCGCGAGCCATAACGGCGTTGGCGATGCCGGCGCGCGCTTTGTCGCGCTCGTCTTCCACCACTACAAAATGGCCAGCTACTGGCTCAGAGCCACGTGCCAGCACTGCCAGCAGTTTTTCGCCTGCGGCTTGCACGCTGCAGGTGGTGTCTTTTTCACATTCCGCCTGCACGGTTGCCACACCGTCAACATGGGCGAATTTTGCAAAAGTGGCTTTGATGCCATCGCGGCGATCAGCTTCAGCCTGGATGCCGGCAGCCAATGCAGCCTGCGCCTGTTGCGCGTCGGTAGCGGTCGGTTGAGTGGCCGCCGGGGTTTGGTTAGGCATAATATGCTCCTGTGGGTTGATGCCGGCGGCAGCCGGTTCGGGTGTAACGGTTTCAGTAGCTGGCGCAATGCCAAGGCGAGCAGCAATCGCTGCTGGCGGGGTATAACGATTGAGGCCGGCATAGCGGGCAGACGCCGCAATCGGCAGTGCTGCGGTGGTCGCGTCGATAAAATTGCCAGCCAGCGCCTGCTCGGCGGTGTACCAGTGATCGGCGCCATCGGTGAGTAGCGCCAGCATTTCTTCTACCGGCTTGCCGGTTTTGGCGGCGTAGCTGGTTGCCATCGCTTGCGCCCAGGTGTCGAGCATGTCGGCGTATTGGCGCAGCTCTGCGCTGTTGCCAGACACATAACCCCACGGCGCGTGGATCATCAGCGTGGCGTTTTCGGCCATCTCCACCGAATCGCCGGCCATGGCAATCAGGCTGGCAATGCTGGCGGCGATGCCGTCGATGCAGGTGGTAACGTTTGCTGGATGGCGCTTGATGGCGTTGTAGATGGCGATGCCGTCTGAGACAGAGCCGCCGTAGCTGTTGAGGCGCAGCGTGATGGTGTCGACATCCAGCGCGGCGATTTCACGTACAAAATCCGCCGCCGCCACCGACTCACCCCACCAGTCCTGACCGATGTCGCTGTAAATAAGCAGCTCGGCAGTACGGTTAGCGCTGGCGCGGACAATATAGGGCGATGCTGACATGCGGCTCTCCTGAGTTCTTGCGCTCAGTTTGGCCGGGTGGGTGTCTCACTTGGTAGTAACTCGGTGAGACTATTTGCGGGAATAAAAAAGCCCGCACTGGGCGGGCTTTGAGTTCTTTTCCTCTATTTTTACTTGAACACTGGAACAAACTTGAATGCGGACGCCACCACGAAACTAGCTGTTCCAGTTGTTCCGACAACGACGTTATCTGCGGACGGTATACCCCGGCGGAAAACATAGGCGCCCAAATCCTCCCAGTCGCCGCCGATACCCTCGCCGCCAGTTCCGTAAATCTGGTTGACGGTGAGTGCTGTTGCGCCAAGCGCATGATTGATTGTCACCGGTACGTTGTTGCTGCGATTCGTTGCCGCTGGCGGGTACTTGAAAAGCACGCGATATAAGCCAGTTTCTTGAATGTTAGGAGCAAACGTCAGTGTTTTGCCTTTTCCGGTGTTCTGATCCTGCAGCGCTGACGAGCCTACAAAACCAAACGTCGACGTGCTTGTCGCCCAGCTTGCGCCAGGGTTTTGCGTTACCGTGCCTTCGTTGTAGGTTCCCGACGAGTCAAGCAGGATGCCGTCAAGAATGCCTTGGATATCAATCACACGCTTCAGGCGGCTAAAATTGACGTTTGCCGCCGTTACCGCCTGATCAATCAACAACGATGCCGCAGCGCCTGCGGCATATCCCAGCGCCATCAGCATCGGTTCCAGGCGCGTCGAAAGCCACGCAACGCGGCTCACGCTCGGGCAACCAGGGCACAATAGATTTGTCACCTCGGCGGCCTTCGGCAGCAACACGCGATACGGAACCGAATAACCCGTCTGCGCCGTCGTCAGCGCTTGGTTAATCGCGCCCTCGCATTTCGCCACGCCGGTATCAAGAACGATCCGCGTCTGATGTGCGTCAAACTGGTAATAGCCGTAAGCGATAGGGTCAGAAACCGCTGTCGCCAGTGTCATGTCTGAATACTTCAAGACGTAATCGCCAACCAAGCGGCGCCCCTCCCGAACGTAAAGCTCCGGGCTGATATTGTTGTATGCCGTCAACTCTGTCGACACTGGACCATAGTTGGCAATGTCAGTAACCAGCGCCGCCGGAATGCGTGAATCGCCGCTACTGGTAATCCAGTAGATCAGGCCAAGCATGTATTGCTTCACGTTTTCACGAATAACCGCTCGGCGTGCTGCTGATGCGGTGATGTATTCGCGGCATTCCGTCTCAAGAGGGTAATTGCTGCTGATCCCCTTCGTGCTGTTCATATCGTAAACAGTCGAATCAATGGAGTTTTGATACAGCGTGAAAATCTTGGCAAATGTGTTGTATGACGTCGGCGCCGCCTGCATGCAACGCGCCAGCAGCTCATATTTCTGCGCGCTGTACTGCGTCATGTCTGGCGCCGGCCATGTACCGCGCTTTGCGGAATCTGTCGTAATGCAGATGCGATAGCAGAAGCCCATAACTCGACCGTCACCAGCGCCTACCGTGCCGATGGTTGACTCAACGTATGGCAGCAACCCAGAACCGCTATTACCTGCTGTTACATACGGGTCAGGCGTTACCGATCCGGGGAATGCGACAGGCGTAACAATTCCAGCAATCGACTCGCTATAAGCGGCAGTCGATTCGCGGCCAACCTGCATGGTGCAACCAGCAGCAGCAGCAAGGTCGCCACAGTACGACGCATCTACAAACGCGGAAGCGGAAACCGACAGCTGGCGTCCATCAGACGACGTGAAGCCAACTGATGTGATCTTTGTTCCTGTTTTGTTGACTACTCGAACGGTTGGAACATTATAAATAACCGAGATATTCCGCTCAGCTGCGACGATTTCGCCAAACGCACGGATAAACCAACTCGGCATGCCGGCATAGCTCAATCGGTGGAATCGCTGGTGATTCCGCGCGCCGAACGTTTCTTTTGCGGCCACGCGCGAGTAATATTCGCGCGGAAAATTGACAATAGCCGCTGGCGTGGTTTCAACGACAACGTCTTGAAAAGTAACACCCCATCCAATCATTCCGCCGATGCGCTCATTTTCTGAGATGAGTAACACCCGTTTATTCTGGCGAGCGGCGGAAACGGCAGCCGCAACGCCTGAAGGCGTGGCGCCAAAGACGCAGATATCAAATCCAACTGTTGCAGCAACTGCGTCGGATGCACTTAAGTATGACGGCGAACCCGAGTCCGTCGTCAGCTGGGCAACGTGCCCACCCAATCTGTTTAACATATTTTTCTCCAGTTAATTCGGTGAGGTAACCGGATCTGCCGGCGCCTGTTGTTTATCGTTTGCCGCATCACTACTCAGCACCAACCCCGCGCCTGCCACTTTCTTGCGCCAGGCGGCGATCTGCTCCAGCACATCATCCGGGTTGCCGCCACGGCGGCGGATCATTTCCACCTCGCTGGCGAAGCCGGCTTGTGTCAGTTCGATGCTGCCCTTGGCTTCTTTCAGCGGGTCGATCCACGGCATGCTTTGGCCGACGAATAGTGCGTCGTCTGCGGTGTGCTGCACCACGTCAGCGGGGATCGGTACGACGCCGGAAAGGTTGGCGGCGATGACGAAGTTTTCCCACACGGGCTGCACGCACATGCCGACGAATTCGTCGGTGAGCACGGCGTAGTGCACCCATTGCTCGACCAGCTCTTGCCGCTGGGCGCTGTAGGTGCCGTTGTAATCGCGGCTGATGCTGCTGTAGCTGCCACCGAGACCGGCGGCGACGGCGCGCAGTTGTCCCTGGCGGAAAATCGCTACGTTCGGGTTGGGGCGTTTGGTATCAATCAGGCCGATTTCTTCGCCGACGGCGAGGCCGTCGATAATCATGCCGGGCTGGATGCGGATGTCGCGTGCGACCGGGTTGCTGTTTTCATCTAGCTGCGGCGTGTAGTCTTCCGGATTACCGCGTTTGACGTAGGCAGTGAGCGCGGCGGCGATTTTAGCCGCAATGCGCTCGCTCTCTTCGTAATCCTTGATGTCATCGAGCCGGGTGATGATGCTGGCGAATTCGCTGACGCCGCGCATCTGGCCGATGCGGTCAATCGCGGCAATGTGCAACATGCGATCCGCGCTGATGCGGCGAAGATTGCCGCTCAGGCTTGCCATTCTTGCGTCGAGCGGGTTTTGCTTGTAGACGTAAAACCCCACCGGCCGACCCCAGCCGTTGCGCTCGATTCCCTGGTGGATTTTGTCGCCGTCGTCGTAATCCAGCGGCACCATGTCCGATTCGAACAGCTCCAGCGAATACGGCACGCGGGTGCCGTGGTCGAGCTTGGGTACTGGGCCAATCAGCTGCTGGGCGAAGCATTCGCCGTCACGAATCCAGGCTTTTGCCATCAGCCGCTGCGATTTCGCCCAGGTGTGGCGGTGAGTGACTTCGGGGGTTTTGCACCAGTCGCGCCAGGCTTCGCGCAGCGCTTTGGCGTATTCCTCGTGGATGCTGCCATCGGCGCGGCGTGGCTGCGGCTCGATGCCGATGCCGTTGGGGCCGACGATGTTGTTGACCAGCGTGCGCAATGCGCCCCGGCTGATGTCGTGGTTTCGCTCCAGAAACCGCGCCTGCGCCCGCAACGCGCCAGCGCCGGCTTGCACCAGTTGATCTGGCGATTGGCTATCGCGACGCATTTTGCGCTGCTTGCCGGGTTTGGCGGCCTCGTAATGCGCCAGCACGGCGCGCATCTGCGCCCGCTGCACGCCACGCGCCGGGTCGAGAAATGCCACCATACGGTCGATCAGGTTGAGCGGCATATCAATCCATCCGCCCAACGCTGTACGACAGGCCGCCAAAACGCGGCGCGGCGGCACCGGCTGCCTCTGCCGACACTTTGCGCTCCCATTCTTTGCGGCCCGCGCGAATCTCGCTCAGGTCTTCCATGCCCAGCAGGCGCTCACCGAATTTAACGGTTTTGCCTTCCAGCACCGCCTGTTCTGCCTGCAGATAGCGGTCGTACATGTCTGTTGCGGTGGTCATGGCGCGGGCTCCGAGTGTTTATCGGAGTGTGCCGCCGCAATAGTCTCGTCTGATAGTAAAGGAGTGAGACTAAGTTTTAGCGCCCACCACGCGGTATAGCGTTGGCTTGCTGATGCCGTACTTGTCGCACAACTCGCGCCGGTTTAGTCCGTTGAACTCGCGGCGAATGGCGGCATTGCGATCACTCAGCTTACGTAGGTCGCGTTTCCCATTTGGCACATACAGCAAATCCCCGCCCCGACGTTCGGTGAGGCCGTGAACAATGGCTTCTGCGATGGGCGCAGCAAACTGTTCGTGGTATCCGACCTTTTCCCGCAAAATGGTGGTGATTTCGTTTGCCAGTGCGACTTGGTGATCAATCGGGGTGCTCATAGCCTCTCCATCCACTCGCTGCTGGCAAAGCCACCGCTGGATGCGGCGGGCTTGACGGCGGGGCGAGCGGGTTGTTTTGGCTCCTCTTGGGCTTGCGGCTGGCTGGTTGCCGGCTCTGGTATGGTGTTGTGCTGCGGCTCGACCATGGCCGCACGGCGGTCCCAGTCGGCTTTTTTCCATTTGTGCAGGTATAGCTCGGGGTGATGGCTGGCGGCCAGCGATAGCACCCAGGTGTCGAGCGCTTCGTTGCGCTTGCCATTTTTCAGCTCCCAGCGATTGCGGCGAGGGTTGTAGGTTTCGCTCACCAGTTGATCGAAATAGCCCTCTTCCAGCTCATGGCTGAAATGCACCTTGCGCTCTTCTGGCGGTTTGTCGGTGTCGTCGTGCAGGCGGCCATAGAGCAGCGCCTTGGCGGTGTCGGTGCCGACCATATACAGCGATACGCCCTTCTTCAGCGTCTGTCCGCGCAAGTTAACGTCTTGCTTGCTGGGCTTGCCAAGAATGATGCGGCCCGGCGTGCTGGCGCCTTTGCAGGCTATCGCCCGCTTGATGGCGCCGCTGCGCACAAACGCATACACCATGTGCGTGTGGTGGCCGCCGGTGTCGATGGCGGTGGCTTCCAGCCGCAGCGTTTTACCGCGGGCGTTTTCAAATGCCACGCCATTGAGAAATTCCGCCAGCTTGGCCCAGAGCTTGTCATCACTCGGGCTGCCGGGCAGCACGTGATAATCCAGCGTCCAGCTGCGATCATCGCGACCCCAGCCGGTGATCTGGATCTCCAGCCGATCATCCTGCACGTCGACCCCGGCGGTAAGCACCAGGCAACCGGCCGGCACCGTGCGACGGTCGTAGGGATCAACCCGCGCCAGCAGCACATTGGGTTTGATATCGCGGCTGCGATCCGCCCACGTTTCGCCGAGTACGGTGTTGATGAACGCGATCAGCTTGGTCAGATCGTTTTGCGCCAGCAGCCAGCGCTCGGCCAGCTCGCACCAGTTTTCGCCGATGCCGATTGGGGCATACAGCGCATTGATGTGATAGCTGCGCCAGAGACCATCCGGGTTGTGCGCTTGCCATTTGCCGGCGGCGAGCATGGCCGGCTTCTGGTGCTCGTCGATTTCTGCGCCGCATTCGTGGCAGTTGTACCAGGCGCGGCTGACGCGTCCTTTTACCGCATGCCAGCGCATATTCCCCCACACCAGATGCTGGCGTTCGCCGCAATGCGGGCATGGCAGCATAAAGCGCCGCTGGTCGCCCAGCTCGAATTGCTCCTCGATGCGGCTGGCGTCTTTGACGGTGGGCGACGACACCACAAACAGCTTGCGGTCGTGAAAAGTCTTCTGCCGCACTTCCAGCAACTCCAGCGGGTTGCCCTGCAGCGTGGTCCAGTCGTATTCGTCCACCTCGTCGGCGATGGCATAGCGCAGCGAGGTGGATTTCAGCTCGGCAGTCGAGCCGGCGGTTTTGGCGTAAAAGATACCGCCGACAAAACGCTTGCGGCTGGCGCTGTTATCCCCGGCGCGGTTGCTGCGATTGGCCAGCACATCACGCACCGCTGGCGTGCTGGCGCCCATCGGGTCGAACTTCTGCGACATCCAGTCATTGAGCGCCCTCTCGGTCGGCATGACGATGGCGACTGGCCCCTTGGCGTGCGCCATGATGTAGCCGATCCAGTTGCTGCCTGCCTCGGTGTTATGGGTAGCCACCATATGGCTTCCGGCCAGATACAGGTGGCTTGGCGAGTCAACGCCAATGCAGCGCACTGGCACCGAGGCGCACGGTATTACCTCTACGATTCGGCGGCGCTTGGTTTCGCTCACCCTGCGACCAGTCTGATCTGGTTGCCGAGCTCGCTTGCGGGCCAGACCGAACACAGGCTCATCGGCGTAAGCAATAAAACTCAGTCGATAATGGCTGCCACCTGTCTTTGGCGCGGCGGTGCCAAACCCTTTAGCCTGCACTTCGTACATACTCGGCTTGAGGCCCAGGCTTCGTAACAGCTCTAGCACACCATCAAACAACCAGCGGTTAGCGCTGGAATATTCGCAGCGGCCACGGCCATCAATATTGCCATCCCCGTCCATCAAGCCGCGCAGCAGAGCCAGCCGCTGATCACGCGATGACCGCAGGTAGTTGGCCGGGATGTGCTTGCCCGATTCCATACCGATGGCGCGCAGCGCCGGCAGCCACGGCTTTCCCGGCAACTGAAACAGGATATTGGCAGCGCGGCCCTTGTCCCACGGCATTTTTCTGGCCGTCGCCTGCACTCCGTATGCCTGCAGCAGCGCTGCAATTTCGCTCACATCGTCCTCATGCGCGGTGATCTGGTTTCCACTGGCGTTACCATTCGCCAGCCAAGCGCCCATCAGATACGGCGGTATCGGCAAATCCACTTCTGGCAAATCCAACGCGCCACAAACGGGGATAGCGTAACGATTACGGTCGTGGAAGCGGTAGGTTTGCGCAATTTCCAGCGTGGTAAGTGTGGCAACCCGACTATTGCGGCTACCGCGCTTTTTGCCTTTGTGCCCCGGAAAATCATCGCATACCGTCCATCGGTGCTGATCGTCCGCCACAAAGCTGGCGCCATCCGAAAATGTGATCCGGAAGCACTGCCGGCCTTCAAACACTGGCGAAACGTAGGTGACCCGGCATGGCTTGCCGGTTTCGTCAAAAATCGCCACGCCCAGCTTGATCTGTCCCATGGTGGTCCAGCCATCCGATGTTGGTATCGGGGTATCCAGCGCGAGCGGGCCACCGACCTGCGACGATTTCATGAACACCACTTTGCGCGCGGGCGAATCCTCGCTGAGCGCATCCATGATTTCACGCAGATACGGCACCCGACTGGTGCGCCACTCCCCTGCCTCGGCACTGCCTTCACTGGTCAGCAGCCGATGCTTGTCCGCCCACTCGCTAACGGTGAGCGGGGATTTAGGCCGCGTGGCTTTTTCAGCGGCGGTGAGGACGGTCAGGAGGGCGTCGTCGCGGTGCATGTCACTTACCCTTGCCGACTTCGATAGTCCGCAATGATGATCGGTCGTAACACTCAAACCCGCTGGATATTTGGCGCATTCTCACCCCTCCTGCGCTCTGGCATTCCAGTTCAGATTTCACGCTCATGCCAATCAGCGCCAGCGCACCAGCCGCAAACACACACAGCCACGCAATATAGATTCGTTCGTTTTTTGTCACGCCGACTCCTTCCCTATTTCATCCATCTGCCGCAAAAAACCGCGCTGCATCTTCGCCAGGGAATCAAACACCTCCTGTTTCAGCGCTGCGCGGATGCCATCCAGATCCAGCCCGACCAATTCCGGCGCCAGCCGATACGGCAGGTTTTCCAGCCCTTGCCGAAACTGGGTGATGACGTCTTCCACCACCGCCTGCACATCCGCCTTGTCGACAACCTTGCCGATGGCTTTTTCGTAGTCGAGCTTGGCTTGCATGGCGCTGTATTTTTCTTTAACAGCGCGGGCTGCTTGATAGCTGTTTCCTACATCGCCGCTTTGCCTTCCGGAATCTGGGTTTTTCTTCCGCTCAAATCGCTGCGACACGTCGTCTCTATTGGGGTCAGCCGTTTGCTGGATGCGCTGTTTGCTGGCTTCCACATCTACCAACTTCCCGTCGTCGCTCATTACCAGACGACCCTGCTCTTTTAGCTTGGTGACGTAGCTTTTCTGCACGCCAATCAAACGTGCAAATTCCGCCTGCGTGGCCGTGCTCACGCTGGCACCTCTTCGTGGCAAAGGCTATCGAACGTGGCGCCATCGGCTTCGCGCACCGCTGCCTTGCCGGTGAACTCTTGCCAGCGGCGAATGATGACGTCGCAGTATTTCGGGTCTAGCTCCATCAAACGGGCTTGGCGGCTCGCCTGCTCGCATGCAATTAGCGTGGTTCCGCTGCCGCCGAACAGGTCCAGCACTGTTTCGTTTTTTCGGCTGCTGTTCTCTACCTGATACCGGAACAGGTCGACCGGTTTCATGGTTGGATGCTCGCCGTTGCGCGTTGGTCGGTTAAATTCCAGTAACGTCGTCTGGCTGCGGTCAGAACCCCAATAGTGCGCCGCACCGTCCTTCCATCCGTACAAGCATGGCTCATGCCGCCAGTGGTAATCCTGCCTGCCAAGCACCAAGCTGTTTTTTGCCCATATCAAACATTGGCGAACCGTCCAGCCGACATCTTTGGCGGCGCCACGAAAGTTGTATCCCTCCGAATCAGCGTGCCAAACATAGAACACCGCACCGGTTCGCATAACCGCATTAGCGGCCCGATAAACGTTTTGCAGAAACTTGCGAAAGTCGCCGTCGCTCATCGAGTCGTTTTTAATGGTCAACGCTTCTTCCGTTTTCCCCTCGTAGGCAACGTTATAGGGCGGGTCGGTAAGCAATAAATCAGCCATGCCCCCCCCCATCAGCGCATGCACTTGTTCGACGCTTGTGCTATCGCCACACATCAACCGATGCTTGCCGAGCAGCCAGATATCACCAGGGCGACTGATTACGACACGCTGCGCTTCTGGCACCTGATCGGCGTCGGTCAGGCCTTCTTGTTGAGGTTCTTCGTCATCCAGAAGGCTGGCCAGATCGTCATCGCTAAAACCCATCAACGACAGGTCAAAGTCGACGCTTTGCAGGTGCTGGATTTCCAGCCGCAGCATGTCTTCATCCCACCCGGCGTTTTCTGCCAGTTTGTTGTCGGCGATGACATAGGCGCGGATCTGCGCTTCGGTCAGGTGCCCAAGCCGGATGCACGGCACCTTTTCCATGCCCAGCGATTTGGCGGCCATTACCCGGCCATGCCCCGCAACAATCACGCCATCGGCGTCGATCAACACCGGGTTGGTAAACCCGAACTCCCGGATGGATGCCGCCACCTGCGCCACTTGCTCTTCGCTGTGCGTGCGGCTGTTGCGTGCATAGGGCGTGAGCGCGGCGGTTTTGATTTGTTCGATTTTGATTGTCATGAAGAAAACACCTTGTTGAATTCGCCTGGAAAGTAGCTGGCCATGGCGCGGTTGCCGATTTCCTGCAGCGGCAGGCGGACTCGGTAGGTTGGCTGGCGGACGAACATCATCATCGGCTGCAGGCTGGAGCCAAACCCGGTGAAGGTGCGCTGCCAGATGCCGGGCGCCAGTTGCTTGCCGCCTCGCCGTGGCTTTTGGCCTGGGCGGATCACGACCAGCTCATAGCCATATTTGCGCCGCGTGCCTTTGGCGAGCTTGGCGCGCTTTTCGCTGGTCATATTGGCGCGGTACCCCTGCTCGCCGAACGCTTGCAGGTAGCTGAGCACTTGCACGATGGTTTTTGCCGGGATACCGCCGAAGGCATCCAGGCGCATGGCTTGGCCGGGCACGATGAACATGCCGGATGGCAAAACGCCGATGCGCTGCAGGGCGATTTCAAATCGCTTGTGGCGGCGCTGGCCGCCGAACACTTCCGGCCCGAGGTATTTCTCTGCCTGGGTGCCTTTGCTGACGTCGGTTTTGAACTCTACCGATGCTTGCAGGCTTTCGTATTTGGCGGGCTTTACGCGCGTTCCTCGCAGGGTGTAGGGGGTTGGCCGGTCGAATACTTGCTGCATCGCGCTGATGGCCCCTTTTTGCGCCTGCTGCGCGGTCTTTGTCAGGGCGATGGCGGTGGCGCGGACAACCTTGCGCTGCAACTCTGGAATGGTTTTGTTAACCAGTGCGCTGGTGTCGAATGTGATCTTGATCATCAAGCCACCCCACGCAGGAAAAAGCCGCTATTTACCCGGAGGGAACGGGGGGAACGGTCTGGGGAACGGGTGGGCGTTCCCCCCTCCGTGCCGCTGCTGGCGTGGCTTTGAGGTACTTGGGGAACGGGGGAACGGTCTTTTTTCTTATTAAAGGAAAAATTATTAATTTGATAAGGCGCGAGCCCGCGTGCGCGGGCGCACGTGTACGTGGTAACGCAAGTGGGCGTTCTACCCGTTCCCTCTGCGTGTAGATTGGCTACTGGCGCGGCACGGATGGGGGAACGGGTGGGCGTTCCCTCGGGCGTTCCCCCCGTTCCCCTTTTTGGCGAATTGATCATGCTGTTCTCCAGTCTGCGAGCGATGTGGCGAACGATTCCATGGACTCGGTGAGCCATTGGATTTTGGTTTTGCCGTCGGGCAATGCATTGGTGGCCGGCACATACAGCCGCATTTTGGTTTTTTGCGTGCCGCGATAAACATTGCTGGGCTCGCCGGTTGGATGGCAGCCGGGCTTTTTGTTGAACGTGGCCAGCAGGGTGTTGGCTTGCACCGGCTTGGCCACGCCGTTGATACGGCACCAGCGTTGATAGGCTTCGTACAAATCGGCGCCGAGGCATGGCCCGAACGGCAGCGGGATCTCCTGATCGCGCCAGCATTGGTAGAAACGCTCGGGGTTATCCATGCTCAAGTCGATCAGGTCGCGCTTGGCGCGCGTCATCGGCGGTTTGGTGTGTTCGTTGAAATCACCCAGCTCGACGTTGCGCAGGTAGTCATGCAGCGCGGCAGCACCACCATTGGCGATTTCAGCGGCGACGGCGTCATAGACCTGTTTGTCCATGGCTTCTGGCGTCCAGACTACACAGAAGCGGCGGTCGCCTTTGTCGAGCTTGGCGATGTCGATACGGTTGCTGAAAAACACAAAGTTGCAGTGATTGGACTCATTGCGGGCGGGCATGAATTTCTCATTCACCATCCACTCCGGCTCGGTGATCATGTTTTTCAACCGGCCCTGCTGGTGATACAGCTCGGCGCGGGTGACCACCTCGTTGCCGATCATGAACAGCTTGCCGGATGCCCAGCCGTTGTAGTCGCTCTCCAGCTCGGTCTGGCCGAAGATGCCGCCATAGCGGCCGAAGATTTGACGCACGCAGCCAAAGAAGGTGTTTTTACCGGTGCCCTCTGGACCATGCACCAGCAGCGCGGATTGCATCTTTGCGCCGGGGTGCTGGATTGGATAGGCCAGCCATTTGATGATCCAGTCGAAAACTTCTTTGGCGTTGTCTTCTGCACTGCAGAGGTAATACAGCAGATCGAGCAGCATGCTGCATTCGCCTGGCACTGGCGTGGTTGGCCAGCCAGCCCAGAGGTTGCAGCGGATGTTGGTGTCGCGCTCGGTCGGGTCGAAGCCAACCTGATCCTGTCGCACAACAATACGCGCCGGGTTTTCTTGCCATTCGCGCACGTAGTTTTTGTTGGCGCAGGCGTCACGCAGATCCGACAGCGCCATCACGCAGCGTTCCTGAAAATCGAATACGGTGGACTTGGCCGCAAAGATAAGGGCGAAACGCTCTGCCATCTGATCGGCGGAACGAATCGCCAGCGATGGCAACCCCTCCTCCCCCGGCGTAGCCGCAGGCGCCTTTGGCGCTGCTGCCTTCCACCCCAATCCCGCGAGGTGGGCGAACACCTGTTCGGTGACGGCATCGAGGCCATAGCCGACGTGCAGGTCGTTGAAATCGGTATCGCCTTTGACTTCGTTTGAACGCTCGTTGGCGAAAGCGGGCTGCATCCACGATCCGCCAACGGCCAGCGCGGCTTGGCTGGCCTTGTTGACGCCGGTGTTGATGGCGCCAAGGTAGTCGTCGTCGGCGCAGAAAAGAATCTTCGCTCTTGGGTAGCGGGCTTTGATGGCTTCGCCGACTGGCAGCAGGTTGCCGGCATCGAATGCAACCGCTACTGGCAGGTCGGTGGCCATGGCCAGGCTGGCGCCCGTGGCGTAGCCTTCGCAGATCAACACGATCCAGGCTGGCTCGCCAATCAGATGAAAATGGCCGCGGGTAGATACGCCGGGCGGCCAGTACAGTTTATCCAAGCTGTTTTTTGGTTTGGCGTAGATCCACTGCAGTCCGTGGATGTTGCCTTTGCCATCCAGCATCGGGATGGCCAGATCACCATTTTTGGCAATGCGCAGGCCAAAGGCTTTGACACGCTTGCGGGTTAGATATGGGTGATCCGTGGCCGGTTCGAGCGTTTCCCATTCGGCCTTGGCTTTGTCTGCAGCATCGCTGGCTGCCTTGGCTCGCTTGGCAGCGATTTCGGCTTCGTTGGCTTTTTGCTTGGCGCGGATAGCTGCGCGCTCGGAATCGGATAGTTTGGTTTTGCCACCGAGCTTGATTTGCTCGCTGAAAAACTCTGCCGCGCGGAAAATGCCGTAGGTGCCAACCAGCACAACACGGCCATCATCAAGGCGGGTTTCAGTAAGTTTGTATTGGCACCGTTTTTCAGCATCGCCGTTGACCTCTTTGCAACGCACCCACTTGTCGAGCTGGTCGACATGCAGTACGTCCAGACCGAAATCGCGCATCTGGTTGATGGCGTCTTGATAGTTGTCGGCGATCACGCTGCCTCCTTGAGCTGGTAAGCGTTGATCAGTTCAGGATGGGTTTCCGGCGCAGCGGCGCTGGATGGAATACGGGCTTTGTGTGCCATGGTTTTGCTCCTGTTGACGAGACTTAAAACCCTGTTTTGAGCAGGGGGTGGGCAGGAGCTCAAAACCGTCAACAGTCGGCGGGCATATTCCCGGCAAGCCGGTATTTTATTAGCCGCACTCCCGCCCATTGACTCGTAACGCAAAACCAATGGACGTAAAAATAGCCGCAGGCTTTCGGGGCGACTATCCGCTGTTGACATAGGTGTTTTGAGCACCTGAGCGGAAGTATAGCCCGAGCTGGCGGACACGTCAAAATCACTCATGGCCGCTGTAGTTGAAATAGAATGAAGGCGCGACCCTATCATCCCAACACCACAAATACAACGGCCATGACTGATTTCCTGAAAAACATTACAGTGGAGGACTGGTACAAAATGATCGTCGTCGCCGCGCTGTTCTTCTTGTTCATCTCGCTGACCACGCCGCTGGTTGGCGTTTCCAATCAGGCCGTTCAACTGCTTTCGCTCGGTGCCTTCTTCATCGGCATCGGCGAGTGGATCAACCACCCGCTGCAAACGCGCCTGGAATACAACATGAAAATCACCAGCCGTAACCGATTGGCCAATACCACCGGCTTGGCCTTCGATGTGCTTGGCAGTTTGATCTGCGGGCTGGGGTTGATGCGGCTGTTGTGATTGGTTCACCATGCTCAAACCCCACCCACACCAGAAATTTCGAGGTTCGAATTACCT